TGAATAGAAACTAGGAGGAATCGTGAGTTTCAGAAGTCTATTGTATTCGTTAGCTAGAGGCATGGGGGATGTCAATGCGGTCAAGAAGGGGAAGGTTGGTCGGCGTGTAGCCAGAAGGGGAGCAGGGAAACTGACTGGCCGGGGATTGGGGAAGCTATTCAAATGAAGAAGTATCAGATAATTTATGCTGACCCACCTTGGAAATATAACGATAAGAGGCAACGTCCTGAATCTGACCGACCTGCTAGGTACGGGGGTATTACCTATCCTGTAATGGATACACAGGCCATCAGTAATTTGGGTATATCTCTACGCTCATATCTAGCAGAAGATTGCATGCTATTTATGTGGGCAACATTCCCTAATATCGCAGAAGCATTACGAGTAATTAGGGATTGGGGTTTTGAATATAAGACACTAGGCTTTAGTTGGATAAAGACAAACAAGGAAAATGGCAAACCATTTTTCGGAATCGGATACTATACTAAATCAAATTGTGAGGTTTGCTTGCTTGGCGTTAGAGGTAAGCCATTCAAAGTGAGCAATAAAGTGTCAAGCGTTTTGATTAGTCCTATAAACGGACACTCTAGGAAGCCAGATGAAGCTAGGCAAAGAATAGTAGAACTATGTGGTGATGTTCCTCGTATTGAACTCTTTGCCCGCCAAAAAACTGAGGGTTGGGACGTTTGGGGTAACGAAATCGAGAGTGATATAGAACTGTGATAATCTCGCGGACACCACTGCGCATATCATTCCTCGGTGGCGGTACCGACTTCCCCGACTTCTACAATAAGCACAATGGGGCGGTCATAAGCATGGCCATCGACAAGTACATCTATGCTATTGTGAAGCCCCGGTTCGATGATAAGATTGTACTTCACTATACTAAGACGGAAACAGTTGATAATCCTGAAGAGATCCAACACGAGATAATCAAGATTGCCATGATGATTACCGGATTAGAAAAGGGCATCGAGGTAACCACCCTGGGAGATATCCCCGCAGAAGGAACTGGGCTCGGGTCCTCCAGCACCTTGACAGTCGGCCTTCTCCATGCGTTCTATGGATATCAGGGAATTGAAGTGGATGCCGAGAAGCTGGCCCATGAAGCCTGCAATATCGAGATAGACATCATGGGTAAAGGAATCGGGAAGCAAGATCAGTACATCGCTGCTTATGGTGGGATGAGGGCGTTCACTTTCCAGAAGGACCGGATAGATGCCTTTCATTTCAAGAGGCGGATTCGCAAGCAAATCGCAGCCCGGTCCTTATTATTCTATACCGGGATAACACGCCAAGCCAGTGAAATCCTTGATGAGCAGAAGGAGAAGATTCCCGACAATAATGAAGTCCTTCAGAAGATGTTGAAGCTGACCTTGATGGGCAAGACCTATCTCGACAATGAGAAATATAACCAATTCGGGAGTCTCATCAAAGACAACTGGGAAATGAAGAAGACCCTGTCCAGCAATATCACCACTCCCGAGATAACGGACATAATTGCCGATGCCGTCAATGCTGGCGCCGCTGGTTACAAGATATGTGGTGCTGGTGGTGGTGGCTTCCTGCTTGTTTACTGTGATGAGGACAAGCGAGAAGCTATCCGGAAGCAAATGTCCAAGTATCAGGAACTGTCGATTAAGTGCGAGGAACAGGGGAGCAGGATTATCTATCAGGAGGCAAAATGAAGAAACTTAGAGCCCTTCGGGGCGCATGTGTGATGTTTTGGGCTTGGGTAGTAGGAACAATTCTTTTTACTATAATCGGTCTAGTCACTTATTGATATAGAACCATGAAGCAAATTCGGTGTCCCAAGTGTGGAAAGGTTGTCGGTGAATGGGAAGGAGACCATATCAACATAAAGAGGATTGGCCTTCTTGTTTACGGAGCCGGCTCTATGCCGAGGAAGTGCCCGAACCCTAGATGCGGTATAGTATTTGATATGATTCAGGCTCTTAACGGAGGTGGGGTTGACAAACCATAAGAAAGTGTGTTTATAATAGTCAATTCGGCCTAGCGCCTTGATTCTCCAAGAGCGGCCCAGCGCCCGAGAGCTTTATCTCAGGCGCTATTTTTATGTAGGGAGGTCTATCATGCCACCAGATATAGTTAAAGCAAGAGGTGAATCCAATATAGTCTGGCTATTTGCTCGGCTTGTCGAAGACGGGGTGGTATCAGAAGAAAAACTAATCACATTATTGGCTGATGTATTCGGTAGTCTCCAAGTTAGTCTCTTCGATGAGGATGGTAATGCTGTAGTATCCCCGGCCTCTGACACTTTCGACATGGATGGGCAAGACCCCACATTTGCAAATGTCGCGGTTGCCAGTGCGGCAGTATTGGCACAAAATGCAAATCGTAGAGCAGCCGTTTTTGTCAATGATTCCGATACAAATATATATCTGGCATTGATTAGACCAGCAGTACCTAACAGGGGAATCAGACTCAATGCCGGGGGGGGGACTCTGGTATTAAGTAGGTGGGGGCCATTATTCACTACTGGACCTATCAACGCAGTTCATGGCGGTGTCGGGAATAAAGTCCTCACCATACAGGAGATGATCTAATGGTTAGTGGACCGATATTTAATCCCAGGGAAGTAGTTTCAACGCCAGTAGATGGCGATATTGAAAAAGCTATATCCTCTGATTGGGCTTTTGACCATGTGGAAGATATCGATGCTCATATGTGTGACTTTTTGCAGAAACTTCGCACGGGGCAATACACCTTTATGCCATATGATCCGACTGCCTCTAATGCAGCATTTACTATAGTGGTAGATACTCTCTATGCTCACCAATTCTTTCTCCCTAGAGATATGACCTTTGACAGGATTGCTATCCGCATTAGCACGGCAGTAGGGGGTTCAAGTGTGAGGCTCGGTATATACGAGGATGGTGTGAATCTTTATCCTGGTGCCCTGTTGTTAGATGCGGGAGTAGTTTCATCGGCGACTACTGGCCTGAAAGAGATAACGATCAACCAAGCTGTTCCAAAGGGTCTCTATTGGTTGGTAGCTGTTTCCGATGCTGGTCCTGCTGCTTGGAAGTATACTTCAGTATCTGCTTCTCCCACAGGAATAACTCTTGATGCCACTCCTTCAGTAAATAGAGGGTGGAGGGTAGCTCAAGCTTTCGGGGCATTGCCAGACCCCTTTACTGGAGGGGGAACACTCTTAACTGGAAATACAGTTCAGCCCGCGGTTAGATTGCGTCCGTTAAGTATGGACTAGAGGAGGTCAAATAATGCCAGGAACTGAAGTCATTGAAGTTTTCAAAGCAGGAACAGATATTCCCGTTCTTGATCATATCGAAACGATTGAAGTATCAGATGAGCAACTGGCCGAGGCAGATGAGGTAAAAGCTATGGAAAGGGCGGAAGAACTCATTGATAACATCTCCAATCTGAACGAAGCGAAGGCTTTCCTCCAGCGATTAGTTAAGAGACTTATCGATAAAGGAGTCTTGTCTTAATATGGCAATATTATGCTAACTCCACAGGCGGCTATCCATAGGACGGTTGAGAATCTACCAGGCCAAGAGCAAGCACCATTTGGTGACTTCGTTGTATGGTTAGCTTCCATAGCTGATGACCTTGCACTATGGGGTGGTGCATATTCCAACTTCCAAACTCGTGATAAGCAACTCCGTAACTTCTGGATGCAGGAGCCAGGTCTTGCTTCTGCACTCTACACGATAACCATCCGTGATGCCGCTTTTTCTTGGACAATAAAGGGGGATGCTCCCAACACAGTCAAGGCTACCCAGAACATGCTCCACAATGCGGACCTCGGAAAGGGTTGGTTGGACTTCATCCAGAAGTGGCGTCTTGACTTTCTCACGCAAGATAATGGTGCGTTCTTTGAGGTCATTCGCCAAGCAGATTCTCCTGATAGCCCAGTTATCGGAATTAATCATCTTGATGCAGGAAGGTGTAGGCGCACCGGTGTTATCGATTGGCCGGTGATTTACACTGACCGTCTAGGTGGCCAACATAAATTAACACCATATCAAATTGTATTCACATCTGACTTCCCAAGTCCGATAGTCACGGCCAATGGAGTGGGATTCTGTGCCGTCAGCAGAGTGTTGAGGCAAGCGCAGTTCATGAGGGATATCGGGATCAGAGATCGGGAGCGCTCAAGTGGAATAGACCCGAAGTCAATGCATATGATTTCCGGTGTTCAAAGAGCCGAAGTAGAGAACACCCTTCAGCTCCACAAAGATGAACAAATCCAGCAGGGGCATCTGAGATATAGTAAACCCGTTATCTTTACAGCTATTGACCCCACCAAACCGATTAGCGTAGAAACCCTTGACCTTGCTCCTCGGCCAGAACAGTGGGATTTCGATGTGCAGATGAGATGGTACATATCATTACTCGCCATGGCGATGGGCGTTGACTATCAGGACCTTGCGCCCCTACCTGCACGGGGTATTGGCGGAAGCCAGCAGTCCCTTATTCTTCACGAAAAGTCGAAGGGTAAAGGGCCAGAACTCTTTATGAAGACAATTGAACATATCTTCAATTTCCATGGCATTATCCCGAAGAATGTGACATTTGAATATAATGAAAAGGACCCTGCGGCGGAGAAGGAATCGGCAGAACTATTCAAGACCTATTCTGAGGCAGGAGAAAAGTACGTCAATTCGGGGGTTCTATCTGACCAAGCGGTGCGCAATATCATGCTGGATGAGGGCTTGATTAGTCAAGAGATATATGAGCTTGAAAGCCAAGGCAGGGAAGATGCCACTGATGAGGTAGTGGCGGATTCAGACCAAAGACGCATTCAGCAACCAGGTGGTCAATCTCCTGACATTAACAAACCCGAAGGCGACAAAGCCGAGAAGCAGGAAGACAATCTATCTAATTTTGCAGAGGATGAGCGGTTGGTCTGGGAGGAGGACATGTTTGATGATATCAGTAGAGGCCTGAGGAAGTTATTCCGTGACCTCAAGAAAGCGGTACTCCCTAGAAAAGCTTTGAACGTGGGCGAGAAAGCCGATCCTCAGACCTTGGTGACTAGCGATAAGTTCCTTCGTGAATTCCGATTGGTTATGACGGCAGCTATGGCGCCCAACGCAAGGGAGATATATCTTGGAGCCGGATTATTCAATCAGAGCATTGGGCTTGCGGTGAATATGGATGCCATGAATCTCAGTGTCTTTGAGTTCACGAGAAATTATACGACTATATGGCTGGCCGAATTAGAAGCAACAACGCGGGAGGGATTGAGGCAGGCCATCTTAACTTGGCAAGAGAGTGGACTTGGCAAGCAGGGGCTACCGGACCTGGTTAAGTCCATTGAACCATTATTCGGCGAACCGAGAGCTCGCCGAATAGCAGCCACCGAAACCACCCGAGTATTCGACTTAGGCAATAAGGCAGCCCATGCCTCTGCTGGCATCGAATTCGAGATATGGCAGACAGCCAACGATGATAGAGTAAGGCCAGAACATCAAGAATTAGCTGGCCAGGTGTTTCAGCTTGAGGACGGTCCGAGGCCCAGCGATTTTATTAACTGTAGATGCGCTCGGGTCCCGATATCCAGCGAGGAAGCAGAGAGGATATTGGCAGGCGAACGGAGATTTACGTAATGGCAAAGAAGGGAATCAGATTGATACCGATAATGCCTGCCCAATTATTCAGTGCCGATACAACTAAGGCATTTGCCGCCATGAATAATGCTGTGAGGGATACTGTGGCTGATGGGCAGAGATTCATCAGCGATTATCCATCCAAGCCCGGCAGGAGCAGATACCGCCGAACCGGTACTCTTCGCAGGTCATGGACATTTAACATGAAGTCGGGTGGCAGGCGAATAGAAGGTGCTGTGAATTCCAATAGTCGAATAGCACCCTATAACAGGGATGTTCAAGGAGAGAATCAGCGTCCTGTGTTTGATAAGATAGGCTGGCGAACTGTGGTTGATCTTGCCAAAGTGATGGCGGACGATTTGCCTGGGAAAGTGCAGAGAGCATTAGGGAGGGCATTTGGATGATTTTAGCGCGGAGAGGACAAATGGAAAGTCGCCAGTCTCATGCGCTGGAGGAGCGAGTTCGATTCTCGCCTCCGCAACCAATCATGGAGGTGTGTAATGCCTTTTGAAGGACCGAATGACCCGAAGTTACCCAGCAACGTTCAGAAATTACCAGAGAGCCAACGAAAGAAGTGGGTCTCGACATGGAATAATGTCAATGCGAATTGTAAAGACCCGGGAACTGGAGGCGGTGGCGGCACCGATGAGAATTGTGAGAAGATAGCTTTTCGTATAGCCAATGGAACAATAAAAAAGGAGGTGGGAGAAGTGGAAAACAAATCAATAGCAGTGGTAGAGGATAGTTGCATTCATGGTCAACCCAAGGACAAGTGTCTAGCTTGCATAACGGGAGCAACAAGTTTTGAGCAGTTAGACGCCGTCCAGGAGACACAAGAGAAGATGGATGCTATGCAGGAATTGACCACTCTTACTGAGGGGCTGATGATGAATGTTATGCGGAATGAGGAGATAGCTGTGGAGGCAAAGCCCAGTGCCATCCAGAAAATAATGGCTGGTCTCATGAAGCGGATGAGGCAGATTAAGTCCTTCGCTAAGGGCGAAGAGGTTAGCGAAGATGCAGATAAACAAGTGACCAAGACCGAGGAAGGGACAAACTTCCGAGCCTCTGATTATGCTGTTGTTCCCGATCCTGAGAAGCCATCAGCTTGGAAGCTGAGGTTGGCTGAAGGGCGCAGTGGCAATTTCACAGTGGCTCAGGTAGCCCGGGCAATCACTGCCATGCAACCTGGCGGTTTCCGTGGTCAGCGAGTCCAGTTAGTTGGTGACCAGAAGGGGCAGGCGGTCAGTAGGATTGGAGCAGCAATCAACAAAACAGGGGGCACAGATGATCAGAAGGATAATCTACGCCGGCGCCTTGCCAAGGTGAAGGCATTGAAGGACAGCCCCTTGTTTATGATTACCAAGGATGCTGAGGGTAAAATGCGATGGCTTGGTATTCCTTCAAACAAGTGGAGAGACCGTGACAACCCACCTCAGATAATTGAAGAGGCGGCTCACAAGGAGTTTATTGAGTGGCTAGATGCCACGAAAGAGTATCCGACACTCCTTTCGTGGCACACCCCAGGCACAAGGCTTGGGGTTGCCGATTTTGCTGATTATACCAAAGGTTTCCTTATTATGGGAGGCCCGATAGATGAGGATAAATATGCCGAGGCCGAAGTTCTGGCTGAGAAGTGCCAGGAAGAAGATATCGGCATGTCCCATGGTTTCGTCTACAGTTACAGCGATAAGGAGCAAGAGGTTATCGGTAAGTACCGCACCTGGGAAGTGTCGCACCTTCCACTTGCCCAAGCCGCTAACGTGTGGACTGCAATAGATATCTTAAAGAAGGAGGTCAAACAGATGTTCGACCCAGAAAAGAGAAAATACCTTGTAGGTCTTCATGGTGAAGAGGTTGTTGCTGGTATAGAGAGCAGGGCCGCCGACTTGGAGAAAGACTTGGTCAGTGCCGGTGTCGAGTTCAAGGATGTTGGGCTAGGCGCGGAAGGTGGAGACGCTGAAGCTGTTGTCCAGGAGGCCCTGAAGGGGCTTGTTGAAAGCGATGGCTTCAAGGCAATGATAGAGGCCATCAAGACCTTGACGGAAAGCATGAAGGAACTGAAGGAGACGACCATACCGGCTATCTCGCAGCGGATGGATGCAGTCGAGACCGCATCGAAAGAAACGGCTCAGAAGACGAAGAAGACTGCCGATGACATAATAGCGGAGGCGTTTACTTCGAAGAGCGGTGCCTTCCAAGCGTCTAGGGATGCTCAGGATCTCACCGAGGAGGAACAGGAGGAAGCGAAAAAGACCACACCCAGCGCTCCTTTGGACCCAGTTATGTCCAGCGGCTTCTTCGGTGCTAATTCACTAGCCGCGGAGTAGTCGTGGCAACAAATAAAATTAAGGAGAAATGCAAATGAACTATGCAGGCGTTTCAACAAAAGAAAGGCTTGGGCAGGCTATAATGGATGCCTTAAAGGAAGAGGACTTGCAGAGAGGATTCAAGCATGATGCCAGTGGAACCCCAAATGCTCAGTATTTCCATGGCACAGGCGGAATCCTGACTATGCCCGGACTCGACCCGAAGGTATTCTCAACTATTGTCGGGATAGAGCCAGGGATGCTTGGCATACTACCCAAGAACCCCTCTGTCTTCGACAACCCATACTATGAGACACTCACCGGCGTACAGGCCGATACCGGAAGCGAACCCTCGACTATATGCGCTGACTGTGTTCAGCCGGGGTTACTCAAGGGTTGCACCTTGGAATCGCCCTTCGGTCGCATATGCCGTGAAACCCGAGAAATCCAATTGGAGAGAATAGGGCAGCGGGTGAACCGCTCCGACCCGATGGATCTCCAGTTGATGAACTTGTTGGGAATTGATAGCATGGCTCCCGAAGGCGTGCCTCCCAACAGGAGTCTCAATCTTGAACTCACCAAACTCCTGCTAGAGTATGGAACTTCAGTATCCCGAGCCATCGCCCAGATGGTGTGGAACGGAAACGTGGCCAATGCAGTAGGTACCGGCTTCGTACCGTTCAACGGCTTCGACTTGTTAATCACCACTGGCTATGCCGATTCGATCACCCAGACCAGCTGCCCATCTCTGGATTCTGACCTGAAGGACTTCAACTACCAGCTAATCACCACGACCAATCCGGCTGATATCGTTGGGGTCATCTCGGCTATGTACCACTTCGTAAAGAGACTGGCCGAGACGACAGGGATGATGCCGGTGGAGTGGGTGCTGGCTATGAGGCCGAGTCTCTTCCATGAACTCAGTCAGCTCTGGCCATGTCGCTATAGCACTTTCGGGTGCAATGTGACCACCGCTGCAACTCAGCAGACGCAGATTAACGGCACAGAGATGGTGAGGGAGAGGGACAGGCTACGCCAGTTGGGAGTGCTCCCGATAGAGGGAGTCGAAATCCCGGTAATCACCGATGTTGGTATAGTTGAGGAGACCAATGGCGACAACGCCAATATCCCCGCCGGCCAGATGGCCTCTGACATCTATCTGATTCCGCTAAGGGCTGCCGGGGCTCCGGTAACCTTCATGGAATTCTTCCAGTTCAATAATCCCCAGATGAACCCGACACTGGACTGGTTCCATACCGGCGGACAAGGTGGTGGTGTCTGGACAACCGATAACGGTATGTGGTTCTGGTCAAATGCCCGCACCGCTTCCTGCTTGAAGGCGAGGGGAACCATCAGGCCACGGCTAATCCTCCGGACCCCGCAGTTAGCTGGACGTATCCAGAATGTCCGGTATAACCCGCTGCAACATGAGAGGACACCGTTCCCTGGTGATGACACATACTTCGTAGACGGTGGTGACACCAGTGAATCTAGCTGGCCGCTATAGTCTGAGCTGATTAAAGGCTGAAAGATTAAGCAGACCAGTGGGGGAGGGGATTTTAAGGGTTCCTCCTTTCTCCCCTCCCCCCGTTAAAGGAGAGATTGGCATGAGAAATCTATTCATCACCGGCGGGGCGGGTTACCTCGGTAGAGCGTTGCTTCGGACATTGGCAAAAGGAGAGCCGGATGTTCGTTGTACTATTTTCAGTCGGGACCATGGCAAGCATTCTCGATGCCAAAAGGAATTTCCCGACCATCGGTATGTGATAGGTGATATCCGGGACTATGATTCTGTTGAACTGGCCATGGCAGGTCATGATACCGTTGTCCATGCTGCGGCCTTCAAGTATGTTCCCCAAGGCGAGACCAATGCTATGGAATGCCACGCTATCAATACTCTCGGGTCCATCAATGTGGCTAGAGCTGCTATGAGGATGGGAGTTGAAAGAGTCGTAGGGATATCAACAGACAAAGCCTGTCAGCCGATTAATATGTATGGTATGACCAAGCTCATGATGGAGCGGTTTTTCCAAGAGGCCGATGCCAAGGGGGAGACACAGTTTAATCTAGTCCGATATGGGAATGTGGTATCGAGTACCGGTAGCGCCATCCCTATCTTCCGCAGGCAGGCCCGCGAGAATAAACGAGTGCTTATCACCAACCCTGAGATGAGTAGGTTTTGGCTGACAGTAGACCAAGGGGTGGGTCTTATTCTTATAGCTTTAGAGGAAACAGAAGGTGGCACGATACTCATTCCTCGGTTGCCATCGCTGAATATGATGGATGTGGCAAAGGCGGCGGCATCCATTGAGTTTGATGGTAATATTGGTGATGTGGAATTTGAGACGGTTGGGGTGCGGTTCGGTGAGAAGATGCACGAGGATTTAATGGGAACTGTCGAAGCTCCGTATGCTGAGGAATACGGCTTTATTGATGATATCACCATAATGAGATTACATCCATTAACGACACACGTTCAGTTAAACTATGATGAACGATACAATTCAGAAGTCCCTGATAGGTATCTACGCAGAGAAGATGCTATCAAGATGATGCAGGAGGCTCCAGAGTGAAAATCTTAGTCACTGGCGCAACCGGTATGCTCGGGAAGGAGATAGTCAACAAGGGTCGAGGGGTTGGCATATCTATGGTCGCCAAGTCCCATGAGGAATTGGATATCACAGATATGGGAACCGTTGAGAGCGTACTAAGCGGGGAAAAACCTGACATCTTGATAAACTGTGCTGGTATAGTCCGGGGTAGAAGCGATAATAATTCAAAGACTTTCTATGCAGTCAATGGCGAGGGGCCAGCCAAATTAGCTGCACTGTGCGACCATCACGGAATAAAGATGGTTCAGTCATCCACCGATTGTGTCTTCAATGGTGATAAACCTCATGTGGAATCCGACAAGCCGAATGCTTTAGACATCTATGGCAAATCTAAAATTCAAGGTGAAATAGACCGGCCTCCTCACCTGACCACAAGATGTTCATTCATTGGATTCGGGAAGCGTGGGCTGCTTTCTTGGTTGACATCTCAAGAAGGAGAAGTCTATGGCTACGTGAACTCATTGTGGAATGGTCTGACTGTATCCTATGCAGCTCAAAATATAATCGATTTTGCTATCAAAGATGTCACTGGAATCGTTCATCTATTTGGCAAAGACACAACAAAATATGATATCCTCATGGCAGCAAATGAGGCTTTCAAGCTGGGGTTAAATATCATTCCAATCAATAAACCAGTGGAAGACCACCGCTTGAGGACAGAGAAGCGATATCACATTGTCGTGCCAACTATAGAAGTTCAGATAGATGAATTGAGGGGAAGATTTAAGGGAATTGTGGGCACAATGATAAACGGCGAGGCATTTTGATGGATAAGGTTATGATAATAGCTCCCCATCCGGATGATGAAGTCTATGGTTGCTGTAGCTATCTAGATACGACTGATAGAGAACTTGTGATTGTCTATGTTACGTCTTTGCATCCTCTCTTCCCGGACGGCGAGAATCTTACGGAGCAGAAGAAACTTGCCGAGGCCATCAACTTCAAACCAGTGTTCATGAATCCCCACCATGGCCAAACAAATGTCCTGGACAGATTGGGGCAGTCTGGACTGATTGATGAATTCGAGAAGGGTATCAACGAATACCAACCAGATATTGTCTTGGTTCCTTGCCCATCTTACAATCAAGACCACCGAGCCGTCTATGATGCGGCATTGACTGCCATGCGTCCACATGACAGGAACTATTTTGTCAAACGTATTCTACTCTATGAGGAGCCAGAAACCTTTGGGACACTCCGCAAGCCTGATGCCTTCCGTCCTAATTACTACCGACCCTTGGATATCGACAAGAAGATCAAGATTATGAACATATACCAGACGCAGATGCGTGGCCACCGCACACCCAATCATGTCAAGGCTATAGCTACTGTGAGGGGGATGCAGTCAGGCATGGAATATGCCGAAGCATTTGAGGTGGCCAGATGGATAGAATGAGGATGATCGGTTGCGGGTACCGGGGTTGGGCTCTTACCATCATGGAGAAGGTTAAGAAATGGCCTGGGATTGATCTCATGGTGTTAAAGAGCAAGGAAGACGTATCCTTGGAACCATTCACTCAGCATGACCCTGTGTTGGTTCTCTTCTATGGTTGGAGTTGGAAAGTACCGGAGGAGATAACACAGAAATATCTGTGTCTCGGGCTTCATCCTTCCAGGTTACCGCAGTATCGGGGCGGTAGTCCACTCCAGAATCAGATAATGAACGGCGAAATAGAAAGTGCTGTATCGATATTCAAAATGACCAAGGAAGTGGATGGTGGAGACCTATGTGCTCAAGTTCCCTTCTCCTTAGAAGGCAATATGTGGGAAATACTTGATTCTGTGGTGGAGATAGCCAGTTTCGAGACACTGCGGATAGTCAGGGAGGTTCAGAATCAGACGTTGAAGTTCTGGCCTCAGGAGGGGGAAGCCACGAAATTCAAACGGCGAAGTCCGGATGAAAGTGAAATCAGCCAAGATGAATTAAACTACGCCACAGCTCGGTACCTCTACAACAAAATCAGAGGACTTCAGAGCCCCTATCCTAATGCCTACATAAAATGTGGTGATGGTAAACGATTATATCTGACAGGAGCGAGATGTGAGTGACTTGCCAAGAGTGAATATCGTGGCCACAACCTATTATCCAACAAGTCAAAAGGGGATTGATCGATTGGCTTCTCTTAAGCATTGTATTGAATCATGGGCTGAGAACCTGAAATATAGGGGGAACCTTGGTCTGCATATAGCTGACGATGGCACAAGGCTTCCCGATTTTCTAGAGGAACTCGGATTAATTTGGCAACGCCGACGGCCTCCAATGCCAAGGCTGACTAATAGTTGGCAGAATCGCAAGGGTGTTGGGGCATCCCTCAATCAGGGGTTTGCAAATGTCTTTATTGATTCCCCATTTGCGATGTACATCATGGATGATTGGTTTTTAGAACAGGAGATAGACTTGAATCCATGGGTGGCATTGCTTCTCCGTGATGAGTCAATTGGAATGGTCAGGATTGGGCCACCACATCCAGGACTGACTGGAAAGATTGTCAACTATCCTGAGGGCTGGGGGCTGCTCCTCGATAAGCATGACTTTGCCTTTGGGATGAGACCGGCCCTATATCACGAGAGGTTTTTTGAAGCATATGGTTACTTCAGTGAAGGCGATAGCGCTGTGGAGTGTGAACGGAAATACAATGTTCATATGTGTGATAGCCCAGGTCCCGATATTGTCTATGCAGTGATACAACCTTGGCACCACATGAGGATTTTAGACCTCGGGGAGGTTGAACCTTGCGAATAGAATCCCAGAATATACGGATTCACCCAGATACCAAGATAGCCAACGATGCTGAAATTGTGGCCTCTGATTTTGTCTCTATCGGTCAGTATGCCATGATATTACCAGGCTTCAAAGCTAGGTGCCGTTCCCTCTATATTGGTCGTCATTGCTATATCGGAGAGGGAGTTCAAATCGGTGGTGGTGGTTGCAATGGTCTCAATTCTAATGTCGAAATAGGAGAGAGGTCATTGATAGCCGAGGGTTCATTCATCAACTGTGCCGAGTCTGTAACCATAGGAGAGCATGTTGCCTTCGGTTATGGGACTCAGGTATGGACTCATGGTGTTTGGCAACCTGTTGTGGATGGATACCCGAAGCAGAAGCAGGAACCCGTGGTTATAGGAAATGAGGTCTGGTTACCATCTCGGTGCCAAGTTATGCCAGGTGTTACAATCGGTGATTATACAGTTGTGGGCATGGGTTCTCTTGTAAATAAAAGTCTTCCAAAGGGATGTGTTGCCGTGGGGAAACCAGCCAAAGTGATCAAGGAGAATGTATATCCGGCATCAATAAGCGATGATGATTTATTAGAGGAATTGAATCGATTATGCAATCAGTACATGGAGATTGCAGAAGACAAGGGTTTCAACCCCGATGTCTCAGTGGCTAAGGATTGCATAATCACGTTTAGATATGAGGGTGAGAAGGTTTTATTCTCCCCTCGGGAGAGGAAGTTTCGCCCCTTTGACAATATCAGTAAATACGCTGAGGACTTCCGCGACTTCCTGAGGCGTAATGGGTTCGGATTCTATGGAGGCGGATTCTTTGAGTCGATAGAGCCGAGGAGGTTTACTTTTGAATCCCTATAAATGGCTTTGGAGTAAGATAGGCGGGCGTCCGTGGACTTTTATTTGGAGGGACATATACCATCTTGCCCCAATAGTCATTCAGATACTTTGGTTCTTTATTGGCGTAAGTATCTTTATCTGGCTAGGCTGGACAGGTGTACTAATCTTCTGGTGCATCTATCTGTTTGGCTATCTTGAAGGGCATTTTCATTGGGGCAGGCGGTGGATTGAAGGTCAAAAAGGAGGTTGAATGATTACGATAGTCGTTCCAGTCGGACCTGACCTCGTACATAAGAGATACTTCCAGGAGCTTCTTGAGAGCATCAAGGAACAGACTGTACTACCAAGCGAAGTTCTTCTGGTCGATGATATGGCTAATCTGGAGAAAACGAAGTTAAACTATGGTGACTTGCCGATAACCATTCACAAGAACCCATGGTTGTCAGGTTGTGCTCATAGCAACAACTTTGGGGTCGCATTGGCAAAGAATGAATTGGTTATGTTCATTGGTTCTGATGATAAATTCTTTCCGAATGCTGTGGAGGATTGCCTGAGGGCATGGGAGAAGTACCGCGATCCCTTGGGATACTACTGGTGCGATGTCGAATATAATGATGGGGAGCAGCAAGCGGCAGCCTGTGGCGGCGCCATGGTAACCAAGACATTGTGGCAACGCTGCGGTGGATTTCCGATTGAGGCATCTGTCGGTGCCTGCGATAGTATTCTGATATCGATTATGCTTGTTCATTCCGATGCCGGTCATCTAATCCACGTTGAATCGGAGCGACCTCCCTATTGGACTCGGCGGCATCAAGAGAGTATCACTGCGAAGAGTGGTCCTATGCAGGGACCGATATTCACTGTACGAACCTATTTGACGGGTGCTTGGAAGAGACCGACTTGGACGGAGAAAACAAATAGAATCAAGGTGCAGGTATGATGAAGCTCATTCACAGGTTACGAGGGCTCAGAGGCTATCGGACAGACGCGGGCATATTGATATGCGCACACCGCGAGGATGGCAATGAGCGTTTCAAGGAAGTCAACCGAGCCATCCATAATGCTGCTGAGAAATTGAGGATAATGGAAGGTTCTGGATTTTCCCCATCCTTATTGGGAGAAAAGAGGGAATCCATACTTATGGAAGACCTTGGGGAATCCGATGGTGTCTGGGGTTTCGATGCCGATGATTGGAAGGACTTCAATCGTGAACTGGTGAAGTGTCTGATTAAATTGAGACAAATGAATCTGAGGCATAGCGATTTGAACGGCAACAATATCATCATCAAGAATAAAAAGCCCTACTTTATTGATTGGTGGGAGACACATTTTATCGATGAGAAGCCCCCAGGTAAGAGTCATCTGACTGACGCCTACTGGCTATTTACAGATATTCAAAGGTGGGTAGCTAATCCTGGCCTATCCGACCCTAACAGGCTTTGTCGAAGATGGGGGCCGATCCATGGTAATCTAATTGGTTCATTCGAGTGCAGTCTACCCATGAGAGGAAAAACACTCTTAGATGCCGGCTGTTTTCAGGGTGACTTCTGTGCTTGGGCTGCTGCCGAGATGATGAAGATCACTGGAATAGATACCGGTGGATTTCGTAGTGGTGAGAATTCTATTGATATCGCAAGGACTATCTGGGACGGCATATCAAATATTAGATTCGTTCAGGCAGATGTGATGAATTGGCCTAGTTTTAATTATGATGTTATCCTGTTTATGGATACGTTCTCTCACCTTGTCAAACATCTGGGAAGGGAAGAGCCAACCAGACTATTAAATAGAATGGTCAATGAGGCTGGTTGTGTATTCTTCGAGACTCAGATGTGGGGTGATAGGACAGGTCTCGAATGGCTCAAGACACAGGAGGATGTGTTCGCCTTAGTTCCTGGAGCAACGTTTAAGGAGATAGTCACGGCACCGGAACATGGAGTTCCGAGAACATTATGGAGGATTGACAAATGACCCAGGAATTAATATCTCTAAGAGTACCGGATAGCATTCAGGAGTTTCCTTTGACGAAGGAAAGTATGGTGTTCATCGTGGGAGGATGGGCTGGAGCCCATGCCAAATACTATGTCGATAAGTATAATTGTCATGTCCACATCTTTGAACCCCAGTACGATATGGCAGTACGATTGGTCGAGATGTTTGCGGCTAAAAAGAAGGTGCAGGTTCACAGTTTTGGCCTCGGGATAGAATCGGGTGAATTCCCGCTCTCTCGTGTGGGGACTGATAGATGCAGTTTTGTCCATCGGTTAGCTGGGAAAGACGGGGATGAAAGCACTTTCGAGGAACCACATGGTAGTGGTCGGCTCATGGAAGTGGAGGAGTTCCTGAAGATGGCCAAGATTGACAAGGTGGACTTGTGCCTCATCAATTGTGAAGGTTATGAATTCAAGCTCTTGCCTCATCTTGTCCAGAATGAACTCATCCAGAAATTCGTTTATCTTATGGTTCAATTCCACCTTCACCATGAGGGGTCAGAATTGATGATTCCAATCAGGGACATGCTTTCCAAGACCCATGATGTAAGAGACGATTATGAGCCAGCATGGATTGTTTGGGACTTGAGGGATGAGGGTCCACCACTAGTACAACCGCCAAAACCAAAAAGGAAACCGAGGGCTAAGAAGGTATGACCCATTATCCTCTAGTAATAGCACTGATAATAACCTATGAACGCACGGATGTTGCCAAGCAAGCTATCCGAGGCATCAAGGAGAGGATTCAATATCCGAATCTTGGTTTCCATATCGCTGATGATGGCAGCAATGGGGACCACATCCAGAAACTCACGGAAGAGATAGGCCCCGATTACGAAGTATCGACCTCCAACACCGGTGGCCATAGTGTTGGCAAGAGCATGAACGAGGGGATAGCCAGATGCCTTGAAAGAGCAGATATGTGGCTTCATTGGGAAGATGACTGGGTGCCAAACATGGATATTGAACTCTTTCCATGTGTCCGGCTTCTTCAGGAAAATGAACAGGTTGGAATGGTCAGACTGGGGAGACTATCGGAAGGTCTCCATGGTCGCGTTATAGTTGGTGGCGATAGACTATGGTGGCTGCTTGACAAGAGCAAAGACCAGTGGGCATGGACTGGTCACGCAGCCTTGAGGCACAGGAGATTTCATGAGGCTTATGGAATCTACAGAGAAGGTTACACGCCAGGTATTACCGAATTGGGCTACCAAGATTCATTTAATGCCAATGGTGGCCCTGACATAGTGTGGCCTGCTTGGTTAAGGTATGATATCTGTGACCATATTGGAGATGGCTACTCCTATAGGGAAGCGATAGAGAACCGACGCCTCACCAGGGAACAAGCGGCTAAAGAATTCGATGACAAAATGAACAACCAAAAGGTGCCAGCATGAAGTTAATGATTATCCCAATATATGATAAACCAGACAAGGGTGATGGCGGTATCAGGAGAGTTGTGGAGGCTCAGGTCAAATACCTGCCTGCCTACGGCTTTGAGATAGTAGACAGGATAGGGATTGCTGATATTGTTGCTACTCATGCCGCTGAGATACCTGATATTCCAGTCGGTATGCCATGGGTTGTCCACTGTCACGGTCTATATTGGGCTGAGTATGAATGGCCTGGGTGGGGAGCTCGCGTAAATAACGCCGTCGCTGAAGCGATAAGACGATGCGACTCTACCACGGCCCCGAGTGAATGGGTGGCTTATGCAATCAAGAGGGGTACATGGATAACACCCGCTGTTCTTAATCATGGGATAGACCCAGGTATTTGGGAACCTGCGGAAAACCATGGATATGTACTCTGGAATAAAGCTAGAATTGACCCTATAGCCAACCCGACTCCAGTAAATGAATTGGCTCTCCGATCACCTGATGTTCAGTTCATTTCCACATTTGGCAGGATGGCCTCTAACGTTCATGTGACTGGCAAGAAGACATTTGAAGAAGCAATGAACTATATTCGTCATGCCGGGGTTTATCTAGCAACGACACGGGAGACCTTTGGCATAGGTACATTGGAAGCGATGGCCTGCGGCGTTCCTGTATTGGGTTGGAGGTGGGGAGGGCAGGCTGAGGTGATTGAACATGAAAAGACTGGCTGGCTGTCTCCGGTAGGCGATTATGAGCACCTGAGGGAAGGTCTAGTTTGGTGTCTCCAGCATCGAGAGCAGGTTGGGGAAACGGGGAGGCAACTCGTTCTGGAGAGGTTTACGTGGGATAAGGTTATGGCGTCCTATGCCAAATTATATCAGACTGTCTATGACAGGCAGCAGGGCTTGAAGCGTGCGCCGAAGGTTAGCATAATCTCACCCTGCTATAACCTGGGACATCTACTTCCAGATATGGTTAAGAGTGTTCAGAAGCAGACGCTAAAGAACTGGGAACTCATAATCGTTGATGATTGCTCTGGAGATGATTCGTACGCCAGAGCCAAATTGATAGCCGACCTTGATGACAGGATAAAGGTTATAAGGACAGAATCGAATCTGAAGTTACCGGGGGCTTTGAATTATGGATTCCAACATGCTCGAGGACGCTATGTGATGAATCTTGATCCCGACAATATGCTACCACCCAACACGCTGAAGATATTGTCGGATGCGCTTGATAATGACAGGGCAATCCATATAGCATATGGCAGGATAAAGTTCGTGCTAGAGGACGGCGTGACTCCTGACCCGGTAACCGGCACCGACGACGGCATATCAAGGTGGCCTCCAGAATTTAACTGCTTGTCTCAATTCCAGCATAAGAACCAGATACCGAGTACATGCTTATGCCGTAGGGAGGTCTTTGAGAGAACCGGTGGCTATCGTGACAGGGCAAAGGTTTCGGAGGATGCCGAGTTCTGGACTAGAGCAGTGTCTTATGGATTCTTGCCTAAGAAAGTAACTGAATCGGTGACTTATATTTATAGATACCGACCTGACAGTAAGAGCCGAGGCGAAACCGAACCAGATTGGACATCATGGTTTCCGTGGGCCCGGGATGCGAGACTCGTTCCTTGGGGTGTTGCTGCCAAACCTCCTCCGCAGAGGGGTAAGGCATGGCCAGTGCCATCCTGTGAGCCGGCAAAGGTAAGCGTTGTGATTCCTGTTGGACCTGGGCACCATAAATTGGTTATTGATGCCTTGGATTCCATTGAGGGGCAAACCTTCCGCGATTGGCGCTGCATTGTCGTGAACGATACAGGAAAGGAATTGATGGTTCCTCATCCCTGGGTTAAGATGATCAATACGAAAGGTGAGGAAGGACCAGCGGCAGCTCGCAACTATGGAATATCTGAATCTCAGACGGCTGCATTTGTTTGTCTTGATGCCGATGATATCTTAGAACCCGACTGCCTCAAAGACATGTGGTCTGTCTGGTCTGAAGAAGGCGGCGTTGTTTATTCGCAGTGGTGGGATGAGAAGGCAGATGGTGATACTAAGATTTGGAACCCACCAGATTGGGACCCATCTTTGTTGGTAAGCAAGGGCTGTATCCATGCCAGTTGTGCGATGTATGCGAAGGCGGCATGGGAAAAGGTTGGAGGGTTTGATGTCAATATGAAATCCTGGGAGGACTGGGACTTCCAGATAGCATATGCGATGAAGGGCATTTGTGCTGTGAAGATAGCAAAACCGCTTTTCACATACAGAAAAACAACCGGATTGCGCCGCGAGAAGGATATGGCCAGCAAGGAAGAGAGCAAAGAGGTCATGCGAATCAAATGGCCTGATGTATTTGATAACGGCACAGCCGGGAAGGAGAGGCTTATAATGGGATGTTCAGGATGTGGTAGTAGAAGACGGGCGAATCCAGCTCCACCGCCTCCTCAAGCGGCGATTGAAAGGTCGCGGGATGAGATGACTCTTATTGAGTACATCGGAGGCGGTGGCAAATCACAGTGGGTTGGCAAAGGGACTGGTGTTAAATATATCTTTGGAAACACGCCATCTCACAGAAGGAAGTTCATTTACAACACTGATCTTGATGGGTTTCTGGCAATGGGGAAGAACTTCATAATATCAAACACCGGGCCGATAGAGAATGACAGCTCTAAGCCAGTTATGGAAGCGGTCATGGGGAGATAAATGGTTGACTTGTGGGAACTATTAATCATGGTTCTAGCCACTTGGAGGTTGGCTAGTATGTTCGTGTCCGAGGATGGTCCCTTTGATATATTCAAAAGGATACGGGGATTGTTCGGCGTGAAGCATCATGATGATGGGACGGTAGCTCAGATACCGGATAACACGCTGGCAAAACTATTCACCTGTATCTGGTGCATGAGTGTCTGGATGGCAGGAGCAGTTTATGGACTCTGGATCGTGGCTCCGGTAATCGTCTGGATACTCGCCTTGTCAACAGGTGGTATAATAATAGAAAGGGTAAGAGGTTGATATGGGACTACCAGTTCAGAATATGGGTTCTAGTGTTGGTGGACCTCTTGGTGTAAGTCTTGATACCGAGGGGCGAACCAATGTGGAATTCTATGTCTGGAGTGCTGGGGCTGCAACATATGTCTTGTGGGGTAGCAATGACGAATATGCCTGGCGAGAATTGGATGACGAATTGATGGTCTCTGAGTCAGGGGGACGCAATCATATCGGCTTGAATAATGCCTATCGGTGGGTTCACCTTGGCGTGAATAATCTGTTTGATAACTTCATTGAAATCGTAGCTTCATAGGAGGTGATGATGACAAGGCACAGGAATCTACCAAGAACTCTACTTCCCATCGATAGGTGGGCTGAGATAATAGGCCTTGATCCAAGGCACTTCCGCCAAGTTACGACCTCCGAGACACCACAGAGGACTTGTTCTAAAGTCTGGAAACAGTATTCCTGGCAAGAAGCTGACCAGGTAGGAAGATATGATGTGGCGGATGCCATCCAGCAAGCGGAGAGGACAATAGCCCAATATCTTGGTTATAAGTTATTACCGACTTGGGAATCAGCAGAGAGAACCAGAACGCCAAAGCCGGGTAATCCTGAACTGTTGCGATTCTCTAGCTATGACCCAAGAGGGTATCACCTTGCGGTGAGAGCAAAATGGGGACACTTTGTAGAGGCTGGTGAACAAGCAAAGACAATAGAACCAAATGGTAGTGCTGTGGCAGTCACTTACAGCTCCGAGGATGGTGATACATTCTGGGAGACGGCAACAATATCTTTTGCCACCACAGTTACCGACCCTGAGGAATTGGCTGTCTTTTACCCTGGGGAAGGGGGTGCCGATGAATGGGAAGTGAGACCTCTAAACGCCGTCACGATATCTGCTGGAATAGCCACGATAACGATGTGGAAACACCAACTCGTTCTTCCAAACTTGATAGAGGCTCTTGACCCAGAGGCGGTAGTGGCGGCTAACGGTGCCGTTCAAACTCATTTCCTGACCACAGTTGATGTCTATCGAAGGTATAATAACCCGGCTACTCAGGTAACGCTTATCTGGGACCCGAATTTGTTTAACTGTGGATGTAGCGGCACAAACACCACCTGTTGCCCTGTCTGTGGGCAGGGTAGCCAAACAGGTTGCCTCATGCCCAAGAATTATGAGGCAGGGTGGTTGATGTACCGAGCAGCGAGTTATGATGACACCGATGAGGAGTGGACTGCCGAGAACTTACAATGTAGCAGAAACCCCGATCAACTTTTAATGTATTATCGTGCTGGTCTGAGGGATATGTCTCGGGATAGACCGATGCTTCAGATGGACCCGCAATGGGAGAGGGCAGTTGCCTTTTACACGTTAGCTCTTCTCGACAGGGATATCTGCGATTGTGCTCCCATTAAAGGAGTATCGGACCTCTGGCGGGAGGATATGGCTCGCCAGACATCACAGGGTTCGAATTTTCAGTTATCGGATAATGTTCTCAATAATCCGTTGGGCACATCACGGGCAGCTCAATTGGTTTGGAACATGATCAAAGAGCCAGATAGGAGACTGGCTTCGCCAGTAAGATACTAATGCTGGTTAGAATAGAATACAAAGATGAGGAGGGGAGAAAATACCTCGTTGAATTGCCGGAGGATTACCAAGACATGCCAGAGAGTGGTGTGATTATCGGTCCCCCGGTGCTTGATGAACTTGGACTGCCTATCGAATTGGAGGTTTTTTTGAATAACCAATTATTCGATAGGAAACTCTTTTCACTGGCTGATGTGCGGCGAAGGCCAGCGGAAATAGAAGCAGCACTCAAAGCAATATTCCGCGTTGATGTGCTGAAAATCAAAAATATTTATAGGGAGGCAAAACAATGAGTCCTATATATCCGAATACCGCTGAAACCCGGGTCTGGTCCATCAAATGGAGAGCAGGTCCGGCAAATGCACCTATTTATCAGGGTTGTTGGAAGGCGGGCTCCATCACTCGACCAAAGGGTGAACCGACAATCGTGACCTGTCCCGACCCCAATCAATTCGGTGCCTTCAAAGTCGTAGACAAAATACCTGGTGAATTGGGATTGCCCGAAGTGACGGTCACCGCTCGCTATGTGCAGGATGCATCTGACCTTCTGGAGTTCTTGAGTAAGGGTTGCGATGTCGATTTGCAGATGCATGTGGGGCGCTGTAAGAACCCTCAGGATTACCTTGAAGGATGGGAGAAGATTCTTGTGCTTGAGGCGGCACAGCCTGGTGACTATGGTGTAGCCGACTTTGGTGCTCTTGAACAGGGTGACCAGAACCCCATTATGGAGGAGATGCCATTCCGGGGAGAGGAACTGTACGAGATCCTCCCGATGGTCTACGAGGAGCAGGCAGAGACGGAGGCCGAACTAGAAGTCATAGCCATCATAATCTGTGACGCAATCTCTTGCGGATTGTGTAACATTCCATCGGATGGATGTGATAAGGTTTTCGCTTTGACGGCGTCCATAGGAGCATCCCCTGGAGCTGCCGCCGAGGTCATCTTCACAAGTGATGGTGGCACAATCTGGGGAGATACCCTGATTACTACGCTCCCAGGCGGTAGAGACCCGACTGACTTGGCCTGTGTGGGAATCAATCTTGTCATTATATCGAATGATAATGATGCCCTGCACTATGCTCCTACCGCCGATATCCTTGAGGGAACTGAGACGTGGACGAGAATGGCGATTGGATTTGAAGCCCTGGGCTCCCCGAATGCAATCATCTCTTTGAGCCCGAGGCATACCTGGATAGTTGGTGATAACGGCTTTGTCTACTTCACGGCAGACCCTACCGCCAATGTCACGGTTCAAACATCTGGCACCGTTGTCACTGAAGACCTTCGGGCCATCCATGGCTATGACATCAACAACCTCGTGGCCGTGGGCGACAACAACGAACTAATAGTCACCCGGAACGGAGGCGATGTGTGGGCAACCCCACCCAACGGCCCCAATGCCGGCATCGACCTCACGGCGGTCTGGATGCGAGGACCAGATGAGTGGTTCGTTGGTTGCGCTGATGGGACGCTATGGTACACGCTGGATGCTGGCCTTAACTGGACACAAAAGGTTCTCCCAGGGCAGGCGACAATCACCCAAATCGAGGATATCAAATTCAGTACCCCGACGGTTGGTTATATTGCCGCCTATGCCAGTGGCACACCAGTTGGCCGGATTCTCAGAACCATCAATGGTGGTTATGAGTGGTACGTCTCGCCTGAAGGTAACCTGACACTCCCAGTCCAGGACAGGATTAACGAGATTGCAATCTGCGATGCAGACCCGAACATCATATATGCAGGTGGCCTCGCGGATGATGCAAGCGATGGTATCATACTCAAAGGTGCCGCGTAGAGTAAAAAAGTAGGAGGAATCTTTTATGCATGAGGTGAAAGACGGTAAAATCCAGTTGAGTACGGGAGTCGTATTTAAGGTGGTCGATGTGTCTCCATTCGCCTTTAACAGAGTCAAGGCGATGATGGAACTAGAGCGACCCAGTGTGCCTGTAGTCTACATTGAGAGCAAGGAGAGGGAGGAACCCAACCCCAATGATCCTGATTATGTTGCAGCTACAGAGAACTTTGACCTCAAACTAACTGAAAAGCTGACGGATATGATTATATTATTGGGATCGGAACTTGACACGGTGCCCGAGGATTTTCCCAACGCGCAAGATGAAAGGTGGACGGCAAAACTAGAGAAACTCGGTATTAACAATATCCCTAGTGCGTCAGAAGACCAGGATGGCAGATATCTGGCATGGGTGAAACTCTGTGCGATGCGGACATTCGAGGATTATTCCTCTCTCCTTGTCGCTTGTTCTCGAAGTGCGGGTGTTACCGAGGAGGATGTGGCCGAAGCGGCAAGCTCCTTTCGAGGTACAAAGAAACGGTGAGCCCATAGAAATACATGGAGTTAGGCATGGAGTTGACCCGAACATAACATTCGGAAGGCTCCTGCCTAACCTGGTTCCTCTGTTTGAGGAGATGGAGGCGAGCAAATATGCTTGCAATAATTGGAGAGATTGGAAGGCATTACCATACAAAGAGAAAGCAATGCATGTGGCTCACCACCGTCTGAGCAAGTTGGTTAGATTGCATACCGATGATGCTGTGAACGATAGGATAGATAGGGAAACTAAAAAGGCGGTACGAAAGAGGAAATAGATGGCTCTAAAAGAAGTAGGAGTCAAATTAGTAGTAGAAGGTGGTGGTAAATTCAAGGCTACCATGAAAGGTGCTGACCAATCAATGGAGAGCTTTGGCGACCGTATTCAGAAAGTGGCTCCTAACTTGAGGGCATTGGGGGCTGGCATGACTGTGTTTGGTGGCATTATCTCTGGTGTGCTAGGTCTTGCGGTAAAGCAGGCGTCCGATGCTGAGGAAATGATGTCCAAGTTCCGAGTCGTGTTCCGGGATCAAGCTCCTGAAGTGGAGATGTGGGCTGAGACATTGAGCAGAGCTGTCAATCGGTCAAGATTTGAGATTATGGAAATGGCCGCGGCTCTACAGGATACCTTTGTCCCAATGGGATTCGCAAGGGATCAGGCTGCCAGTTTAAGTAAGGATTTAACGGCATTGGCGATCGATGTGGCATCTTTCAACAATAAATTAGATGCTGATGTCCTTCGGGATTTCCAATCTGCCCTTGTGGGTAATACAGAGACAGTGCGGAAATATGGCATTGTTATCACGGCAGCTGCGATAGAACAAGATATTCTGGATAGAGGATTGGTAGAAACTAAATCCGATATCACTGAGGCTATGAAGGTTCAGGCTAGGTACAATATGATAGTGGCTGGGTCTGCTGATGCCATAGGTGATGCTGAACGAACATCTGGTAGCTTTGCCAATACGATGAAGGGATTGAAAGCCAATATCCAGGAAACGGCTGTTACAATAGGACAGGCTCTCCTACCAATTCTGTCCAATATAATTGGTAGGATTACAGCGATTGTGAAGCAGGTTAGCGATTGGATGTCGCGGAATAAAGCCTTATCTAGAATTATCGTTATTGCAACAGCCGCCGTTGGTGGTCTCATGCTTGTACTTGGCCCCTTGTTGATAGCATTGCCAAGTTTAATCACGGGATTTACAATACTTCGCACATTTTTACTGGCAAAATTGATTCCGACCATAGTAGCAACAACCGTGGCTCTCTGGGCTAAGGTGGCGGCCTTATTTGCCATTCTTGCTGCTGCCGGTCCTGTTGGTTGGGCTATTCTAGCTGCGGGGATAGCCTTAATTGGTACGACAGCGGTGCTTGTCGCCCATCAAATCCAGAATGCGTTAAAAGGGGTGACAAGCCAACAACAAGAATTTAATGAACAGGTCAATGATGGGAGGATTTTGTTTGGTATTCTGGCAGAGGAAGCGGAAAGAGGAAGTGCGGTGCAAGCGCACGCAGCCAGAAAGGCTCAAGAAGCTCAAGAAGCTCAAGCACAAGCCCTTTTAGAAGCGCAGAAAATATTAAATGATGCACTGAGGGAGGAACTACGGATAAGAAAATTACTCCAGCCGGCAGTTGAGTTGGTTAGAGGCGGGATTTTGACTCCCGAAGCCTTTTTCCAATTGGAAAAACAAGCTAGAGCAATTCGAGCAACCGCAATCCAAGGAGGTGCCATACCGGGATTTGCTCAGGGTGGTGTTTCCCCTGGAGGAACGGCTCTCGTTGGAGAGCGTGGGCCAGAATTAGTGTCGCTTCCCCCTGGGGCTATCGTTAGACCTATAACCAATAGCACCACTTTTAATGTCGATGCAACATATACTAATCCACAGGAGCCGGCCAGCATAGCCCTTGATCTTGAAGCGCTAACTATGTTGGCACAGAAATAATATGTTAATGGCAGTGACGAAGGAATTTACGAGCTACATCTCACCCGATGGGGAGGAATACGAATTCCATGTTCCTTCAGGTTATGGGCGATGGCTTCTCAGTCAATCGGGTTGGGGTACACCTCCGATTGATTATATTACACAGAGAGGACCATTCCAACATGGTGAAACTGTCCGCGACTATTTTCTGAGACCCCGGACGGTTCAGTTGCTTATACGCCAGATGTTTTGCAATCGCGATGATTGGTGGTCTGGACGGGCTTTCCTCCTCGATGCTATCCGCCCGAATAGGCAGACTACTCCAACTGCGAGTGAGCCTGGTCAACTTAGACGCATCGAATCGGATGGGACTGTTCGTGATCTAAATGTTTATATAACGCAGGGGCCAAGATTCGAGGCGCGGTCTCTTAATGCTTGGGATGAGTGGGCATTCCAAGAGGTCTTGAGATTTACTGCATACGACCCGGTTGTATTTGACCCGACTAGAGTAGATACTGAGTTGACTCTAGGTTCTCTAGGGGAATTAGTCTTTCCTATAACATTCCCGATTGTCTTTGGGGCATCTATTCTCAATAATACGGTGAACATTACATATCCTGGTACATGGGAGACGTACCCTGTTATTATAGTGACAGGTCCACTCAACGATTTCACGATTACCAATGATACGACTGGTGAAGTGATTGAATTAGATTACGATATTGTCGCGGGCAATATCATTACGATTGATCTTAATTATGGAGTTAAAACAGTAGTTGATGCTAGTGGCGTCAATCGTATTGGAAGCATCAAAACAGATAGTGACTTGGCTACATGGCATATTGCTCCAGACCCGGAGGCACCCGGTGGTATTAATAGTATTACTGTCACAGGATGGAATGCTCAACCTGGGAGAACATCTGTGGAATTAAGAGTATTTACCCGCTATTTTGGTATATGAGGTGATAAAATGACAGAAACAAGTAGACCTTGGGCAGGCGAAGTTCTTGGTGATGCTGGGCCATACACCGATGATAATTGGTCTGATGTCTGGGAACTCTTTTTGGGTGCCTTAGCGGATGCGGATACTGGGATTCTATCTAATGTGACCAATGAATTATTTATGACAGCAGTCGCAGGATTCTCACCGGTTATAGTTTCTCCTGGTGTGGCACTCGTTAATGGCACTTTTTATATGAATGATGGCAATGTAACCGTTGCGTTGCCAAATCCAGCTGGAGCTACTCGTATTGACCGGATTGTTGCAAGAAAATCGTGGGCTGCTCAGACAGTGAGAATCACAAGGATTGCCGGTGTTGAAGGGGCTGGTGTTCCTCCAGCATTGGTTCAGGTTGATGGCACGACTTGGGATATACCACTCTTTCAGGCAAGCATAGCCTTTCCTGGTAATGCAGTCACTCTTACTGATGAACGGGAGCGTTTGAAGACTTGGCTTCCATCAATGACAACCGCATCGCGTGATGCAATGACTCCGATTAATGGTATGAGAATATACAATGCAACATTAAGCCTGTTCCAAGTTTATCAAGGCGGTGCTTGGGTATCATTTGCGGTGACTGATTTCCAACGAATTATAGCCTCAGGAAACTGGACTAAGCCAACTGGTGTAACCCATGTTATGGTTGTATGTATCGGAGCAGGAGCTGGTGGAGCAGGTGGTGAAGGGCAGGCCGCTGGGAACCGTAGAATTGGTGGCGGTGGCGGTGGCGGTGGTGCCTATGCATGGAAAATCTTTGCAGCTTCTAGTCTAGCAGCTGTTGAGGTTGTGACAATCGGTGCTGGTGGAGCAGGTGGTGCTGGAGGAGTAGGAGCTGATGGAGCTGATGGCACTATTGGTGGCAATACATTATTTGGAACTGCCTTGACTGCTTTCGGGGGCGGGATTGGAGAACGTGGTGGTGCTGCGCTAGGCAGAGGTGGTGGTGGCGGTGGTACAGGAAGTGCAGGTTCTGGACGCTTTGGTGGTAATCCTCGCTATGCTGCGGCATCGGCAGGTGATTCCTTGGCTGGTCATGGTGCAGAAGGGGGAGACAGTTCCGCAAATGGAGAGGATGGATCTAACGCAGAATATGGTGGTGGTGGTGGTGGTTCCTCGTCACAAACCCCTATTAACGGTACCGATGGCGGTAGTTCTCTATATGGTGCGGCTGGTGGTGGTTCTGGCGGAGGCGTTAACGGTGTCAATGCTGAAAGAACAGGGGGCGCAGGGGGTGACACAGGTGTCTATACTGCTGGAGGTGGTGGTGCTGCTGGTGCTGGGAATGGCGGGGCAGGAGGCGCTGGTGCGGCTGGAACTGAGGAGAAGGGTGGCCAAGGTGGTGGTGGCGGTGGAGGTCAGGATGGTGGTGTTGGTGGAGTAGGCGGTGCTGGAGGCGCCCCTAGTGGTGGCGGCGGCGGCGGTGGGGGTGGAACTAATACCGGAGGTGCTGGTGGCGCTGGAGCTCGTGGAGAGTGCAGAGTTTGGAGTTGGTAATATGGAAACGAAGCTATTGGAATGGCAGTTGACACCTTGGACTGTGAATGGCAGTTCGTGGAAAATGCAACCTGTTATTCTCATTGAAGGACGAATACCTTTCTTTTGTGATCATCCTGATGATTACATCGAGAAACTCCAGGAGATGCACGAGGACCCAACGATTGCGCGAGGCCCTTTTTTTGCTTCAATAGGCCAATTCAAGGATGCTCTTGAACAGGTCTGGCTAACAGGAGGTAACAATGAGAAAGGCATTAGTCAATAAAGCTGGATTGATAGTCAATGTCATTGAGATTGAGGAGGAAACTGATTGGAAACCGCCCAAAGGATGGAAATTGCTTTCAGAAGAGCAGAGCGCAACTGCCAATCCTGGGGACAGTTGGGATGGTAAAAATATCATTCCAAAAGAGTCGCCTGAATCCGCTCTCGTAGTACGTGATATCCCTGTGGAACTTGATGATATAAAAGAGCGCGTCAATGACTTAGAGACACGGATTGGCAAACTGGAGGTCTAATGGCTCCACGATATCAGATAAGATTGAAGTCTGTGGCTGGCGTGCAGACAGCCATATTAACCGATTGGTATAGGTTGGATTTCCATCGTAGAGTCAATGGCGTAGATAGCTATTCCCTTCAGATTGATGGTGACCTTTCTGTTGTGGACCTCTTTGTTCTGGATGGCCAGATTGAAGTCTGGCGGTCTGACTTAGCCGCCTCACCAGCAATTCTTCTCTATCTTGAATTTGAAGGCTTTCACCGAACAGAAGTCAGACGTACTACAGATGAAGGCCGATCATTGTATTCCAGTATAGGGTTAGGATATGATGACCTGCTTGCCCGGAGGACGATTCTTTATTACGCTGGCAGTGCCCAAACGGAGAAATCGGCTGTTGGTGAGACCGCTATGAAGGAATTTGTCGATGAGAATGCTGGCCCCGGTGCGACATCCCCTCCAAGGCTTCTAACATCGGGTGTTATGACAGGTCTTGTGATTCAGGCAGATGTCGCTGGCGGTGGAGTATGGACTGGTGCCCGCGCTTACAGGAATCTGTTGGATGTTCTGGTTGAAGTGGCAAGGGATTCTGATGTGGATTTTAGCATAGTGGGTACTGGAGCAGCCACTTTTGAGTTTCAAGCCAAAGCCGCGCCATGGGGTGAAGATAGGACGACCACAGGGCTTGATCCAGCAACTGGTTTGAATGGTGCTGGCAACGCACCTGTTGTCTTTTCCCTATCGCTGGGGAATATGGGGAACCCTTTGTATTCAAAGGATCGGCGTCAAGAAGTTAATGCGGCAATTGTGCTTGGTCAGGGGCAACAGACTGACCGCACAGTCATCCAGCAGATAGATGCCGCTGCTATTGGCGAATCCACCTGGAACAGGGTGGAGGGAACGAACCAGGGTAATAGTGAAGACACGGTAGCTGGGCTACAGTCGATTGGCGATGAGGTTCTTGCTGCCCTTCAGGCCAAAGAGGTCTTCGTGTTTGATGCTCTTCAGATTCCTGGACTCCTGTATGGCAGGGATTATTTCCTTGGTGACTTAGTGACAGCTCGGTACAAGGACATTGAGCAGAACAAAAAGATCGTTGGGGTTCTAGGTATTGTGGAGAATGGATTGGAAACGATAAAATTGGAGCTTTCTGATGTCCCTCTCACCTGAGGATGTGTGGCCGATAATAGAGACGCTGACTCGGCGGATAAGGGCTCTTGAGACAGCAGAGCGAGCTGAGACAGCTGGTGGAGTAATGGCCTCAACGGTGGCAGCACTGCCAGCGTTGGCTGGTGTAGTTGCTGAGGCAGGCAGAATGTATTTTGCAACAGATGGCAGAAAGACAGGAGAAGGAGTGGGAGTCGGTACTGGTGTCCAGGTCTATGCCGATGGCACCAATGCCACCTGGCGCCGAGTGGATGATGGGACAGCCGTTGCCGCATAGGATTTTTAGATGGCAGAAGATAACCGAAGCGATAGACAGATACTTCTTGAACTTGAGGGGCAGCACAAAGCCCTCGTTCTTCAAGTTAATGAAATATCGAAGGCTCAGGAAAGGATATTTACCAGTGTTTTCGGGATTCGAGGTACTGAAAATGGTGGATTTATTCGGTCCCTTAATGTGGCCCGCAACGATATTCGGGCGAACCATGAAAGAATAGAAGGTCTCGAAACGAATTATGCTCGTTTGGATGAACGTCAAAAACCATCACGGAAGAAGCAAGCTGGATTCCTTGGAACAGTTATCACAGCCATGGGTGGCATTCTCTATGGTCTCGGTTCTAGGCTTGGCTGGTGGTAGATACCAAAAAATAGTTTAGCCTGTCAGGATATTGATTCTGTGTTATCTGGTGGGCTATTGCAAAGCCACCTCCTGATTCATTTCTCTAATCCCCAAAATACTCATCTAATATGCTCGAATATCTCTGTTTGCCTATTGACAAAGCGTTTGCATTAGACTATAATATAGGTAGGATTAAGGAGGGGCTGAGATGGAACTAGCAGAGATTATGGCACAGGGAACAATGAAGGCACTAGCACTCCTCGCCAGCGATAAGGGCATTGAAGTAACAGACTCAATACTGGCTAAAGCCCGGCAGATAGTCCACAACGAGTGGGACGAAATGATGGAAACAGCTAAGAATGCACTGGATGCCAGAATGGGCGAAAGCACCTACAGGCATGTATTGAATGTCTACTGCAATAGCTGGGCGGTGAAAGCAATAAAGCAGTAGGAAAGGAGGAACCCGAAACCGGGCTACGGCCTTTGAGGTTTGGGGGGGGCAACGGTTCATCGTGAAGTCAAGACTGGTAACGGAGTCACCCAGAGTGAGCAGCCCAAACTCAGGCTATGATTCTCACCGAATGTCAAGACTGCTCCCCCCAGACCTGAGAGAAAGGAGAGAAATGAAAGAAGGCGATAAACTACTGGATGAACTCAGAAACCTAGCTCGGAGATGTAGGGATACCGGCTTATTTTGTGCCTGTGTCTTCTATGAGCCACCCTGGTGGTACTGGGTCGATTACCTGAGGGCAGAAAGGAATTGAAGGAGTTAAGGAGGAGGATATGTTAAACAATAAATTCCTCATTATAACTTTCATAGTTGGCATTATATCCTCAGCATTTGCTCAGAATTGGGGGGCTTTAGCTTGGATTTGTGTTGCTGGTTTCTGGTGCTCCTATGCCTTGAGATTGGAAATGAAAACAAAAGGGAAATGAAAACAGTAGTGGTCTTATCAGGCAAAGCCAAGCATGTCTTTCGATATCTTGCCCTATTTGCGAAGCACAGGGGTAACGTCACAATAAAGGAGTTGTTAAAATGAATTGCCCGATAAAGCTAGATAAGATACACTGCCAGAACTGTTTCTTCCACTGGGGTGGTAAGTGTAAGTACAATGAAATAGTGGAAGGAAGACACTGACCCGGAAACAGGAAATATTCTTTGCCAATATAGGAGGCACCCATGGTACTCCAAAGATTTTATGATGCAGTTCATAAGAATAATGCCGAGAAGGAACGGCTCATCAAGGCAATCATAGAGGAATACCGGGACTGCCCTGATGAATTAGATATCGACAAGGTAGTCAAGCAAGTAATGGAGATGGCCCAGGAGGATCCATGCAAAACCGAATAAGAGAAGGCGGGTTCATCTTCACCGAAACCAAGGCTCGCAAAGAGTTCTCCTGCGCAGCCTGCCCAATTCCTATCAGACGTGGGGAGCATTATTGGAAGGTCGAGATGGGTGGTGGTGGTGTGTGCTGGGCAATAAACCCAGACCGGATACATCTTAGTCGAATAGAGATTGATAGATATCTGGAGGGCAAGAATGGAAATCAATGTGAAAACAATCAAGACTGAACTCGATGAACTAGCTGGCGGTGAGACAGTGAAGATCAAACTCGATAAAAGAATGGAATCCACCAGCGCCATAAGAATCTCGGATGGTGAATATCAGGTCCGATTAAATCCCCTGAAGATTCGTAGCCAGCAGACGCTTGATAAGCACTTGGCCTACTGCCGGGCTGCAATAGGGGGATTTTGATGTTGGAGTTCTTTTTGGCTTTAGTGATAGTTATCCTCTTGACTTTGTGCATTTTATATATCCTGTGGGACAGTTTAGACCATAAGGGGCCTCGAGATGGCAAAGATACCCGATAGGGATAGACCGGAGTTGAAGCGCCGCCTGCTCGTGTCTCTAGGCAAAGGAAGAGGACAGGCATTGCCATGTCGTATTATTGCCCGCCAGTGTGGATACGATGCAGATGGTGATGACCGAAAGACACGGATTATGATACGTGACCTCATAGCCGAGGGCTATCCGATAGCTTCTACCACCGGTATTAGACCTGGTTTCTTCCTCGCCGAGACGCCCCAAGAAGTCAAGGATTATGCTCAGAATCTTCGCAAGAGGCTCATTGAGGATGCCATTAGAAGGCGAGATTTTCTTCGGGCATCCAGGAAGATATTACAACCTGAACAATTGAAGATGGGGGTATAGGATGAAAGAAACGATTGTGCAGATGAGGCAGCGGCTTTGTGCCAACTGCAAAAGGCTACCTAAGCATATTTGGCAGTCACCTGTGGGCGAAGATGAGAAAGGCAATATCATATTTAAGAAACATAATTCCAAGTGTCCATTTATACCGCGTACTGAAGAGGGTAAGGATTGCCCTTATTTTAACCCTGGATAAGGCTATATTAGCACCAGTTTTACTATTGACATACTGTTTGCATTATGATAAAATATTGAGGCTAGGAAGATGAATGAAACAGAAATAGCACAGGCGGTTTTAATCAATGTCTCTGATGAATTCGGGCTAGATATAGCCACCCTACGGTGCAAGACTAGAGAGAAGAGGAAGGTCAATGCCCGGCAAGCGGTGATGTATCTTCTCTGGAAAAGGACGGATATGACCTATTCGGAGATCGGAGAGGTCATTGGCTGTACGGCACCGGCGACCGTAGGCCACGGTCACCAGGCTATAGCCGTAAAGATGTCTCGAAATCACAGGCTTAAGAATATGATTGATAATATAGAAAGGAGGATTCAATGACAACAGGAACATGCAAGCATGGAGAGTTTAAGCTCATCGAGGGATGCCCTGAATGTGTCGGTGAGAGGATGATGCAGGAACAGGGAGCCTGTCAAGAAGAAACCGATCCTGCGACCATCACCATGGGTGCAGAACACTTGGCAGACCATGCTCTGGGCCCAGTGGAAGAAGTGACCACCGCGGTGATAGACATTGCCCCGGGCAAAGACCAGAAGGTACTGGCTCTTCTTCAGGAAGTGATGACTGCCAAGGAATATGCTGACAAAAGGATTATCTCATCCCATGAAGATGATCAGGCGGCTACCAATGATCTGGTAATGATGGGGAATCTCAATAAGACTGTCGAGGAAAAACGCAAGGGATATGTCACACCCCTGAATGGATACGTGAAGGTGGTGAATGATGCATTCAAGTTACTCACTGAACCTTTAGCTCAAGCCATCAAGACAACCAAGGACAAGGCTACAGCTTACCGATTAGAGCAGCAACGTATCCAGCGAGAACAAGAGGAGATTAACCGCAAGAGGAGGGAGGCTGCGGAAGCCGAGATGAAGCTCAAGGGAGAACTGACTGAGTCAGTCAATGAAGTCGAGGTAGTGGAAGCTCCCAAGTTGACTAGAACAGACTTGGGGACCAGTGGCATGATGGATGTGTGGAAGTATGAGGTGGTTGATTTCGCAGCTCTCCCCGATGAATACAAGGTTGCGGATACGGCGATGCTTACTAAAATTGCCAAGAGTCACCACGATAAGAAACAGATACCTGGTGTTCGATTTTTCAATGACCCCACTATTCAAACAAGGAGAAGATGAATATGGCCAACACAGAAAGGAAGACAATCAAGTTGTCTCCGGGTACGATTAGTACCTGGAGGGATGTTGGGGAGAAGGGAGCAAAAGTCTGTAATTTCAAGGGTAAGGATGGTGTAGTTTATGAGGTGTGGAGTGAAGACTTACTGGAGTTCATCAAGGACTGCGGTGTAAAGGACACCGAGTTTGCGGCTGATGTCGCTTACTCCGAGAAGGAAAGCGGTGATGCTGTCTACAAGCACTGGAAGATAGTGCAGTGCTATAGAGCAGACGGCAGCCCGGTTAAGCAACAGAAAAGCAGCTACCGCGGCGGTGGCAATGACGACTCGCCTGAGAAGCGCAAGAGCATTGAGGACCAGACCAGGGCATACGTTATTGCCGACCTCTACAAAGCTGACAAGGCAGAGCAGGACTTGATTGATAAGCTGAACACTTGGCTCCGGAAGCTGGGGCAAGTAGCCCCGCCCCCTGAGGCAAAGCCTGGTAAGGCGGAGTTTCCTAAGGCAGCAGCTACTGAGAGTAAGGGCCCTGTAGCAAAAGCAGAAGCAGGACTAGACAACATCCCCAAGCATATTGGTGAGATGTTAAGTATTTGTCTTGACCACGGCATAGCTCGTCCCGAGGTACTCGGGTACCTAGAGGTTGCTGAGTTAGATGTGAAGAACATCAAGGTCGCTGAGGTCTGGCCGAGAGTGTATAAGGACCTGATTTTGCCGAAGAAGTAGGCAACGCAACAATGAAGTGACGAGTAATATAGGGTCAGGGACTTGACAAAGGGTTTGCCATCCATTAAACTATTTGCAGGCTTGGGAAGGGGGTAAGAATATGACAAGCACCAGCGTCAAAAGAAAAGCAACCAATTGGCGAATCTACGCTAACCTGGAGCCTGAACTGGAGAAGGACAGATTAGAGTGGGGCTTCAGGAGCATTCCGGCATTCCTGGATAACCTGTTTTGTCGATACTTCAACGGCGAAACGATCAAGAGGAATAAGCGGTTCCAAGAACCTGCGAGCCCGAAGAAGCAAACCAACTATAGAATCCGTTCCGATGTTCTTGAAAAGATTGAAAAGGACCGGTTGGTAACCAACATGGATAGCAAGCCGGAGTGGGTCAATTATTTCCTCATCCGATATTGCCGCGGTGAGACAATCAAGAGAGGGCAGTGATGAGCAAATTGCTTTATGATGAGAGTCCACTTGTTGTTAATCCAACACTGGCTCAGACGATCGGTCTCAATGAGGCAATCGTTCTCCAACAGATACATTACTGGCTCGTGATCAATGAAAAGGCAGAGCACAATTACCGCGATGGCTTTTACTGGACATATAACAGCTACCCGCAGTGGCAAGAACAGTTCCCATTCTGGTCAAAGAATACCGTCATCCGAACTATAAATCGGCTAGAAGCCAAGGGTCTCATAATCACCTCTAATTTTAACAAGATGCCACAAGACAAGACAAAGTGGTATCGTATTGATTACGATGCTATACCCAAATTGAGTAGCCCATCTACCCAAGTTGACAGCCTCATGCCAGAATGGGTAGACCATAAGCCCGATTTGGTTAGACCATTACCAGAGACTACTTCAGAGACTAACCCAGAAATTACTACAGAAAGCAATAGTTATCTTCTTAATCTTTATGACCAGTTAATCGGAAATAGAACATTCATGATCACCGTTGAACTTGACCAATTGCTAGAACGACATGCCGAATCACAAATTGCAGATGCTATCAAACTTGCTGACAAAAAGGGCCAAAGGAACTTAGCTTACGTCCGGGGCATTTTGAATAATTGGTCAAAGGGATCAAAGGTGAAGGTTCGTTAGTGGATAATCCGATACCAACAAAACCATGCAATATCTGTGGAAGTAACGATTGGTGGTGGAGAGCGCCATCAGGATTAGGTGGACCCGGTAATTGGGTATGTGGCTGCTGTCACCCTCGGCCGAAGTAGGTGAGCGAATGGAGATGATTAGTGTAAAAGTCCTGGATACAGTATACAGGGAATTCATTCGGAAGCGGGCAATTGCCTCCGCGGGGGGCTGTGAAAGGTGCCTGGCTCCCAAGTATGATATTGAAAAGGAAGATGGCCAGGTATTTCCTGCGTGGAAGCAATTACAGACAAGCCATCTTATTCCCCGGGGGAATTACCATGTCCGGTGGGATGAAGATAATGCAGCTGGTCTTTGTGGCGGGTGCCACCGAGCCATAGATAAACACTTCAAGGCAAAAGATGAGTTTGTTAAGAATAGATTGGGTTCTAGGTTTGACTTACTTCAAGCCAGGGAACGCATCACTGGTAAGGTAGATAGGAATGCTGTGTGGGTTTATCTTAGAGAGAAAATAAAGGTGATGGAAGCATGAACAGGACTAGTTGTGTCGTACTGAATTTTATTAAAGGGTTCTTGGAAGCTAATGGTTATCCGCCCTCAGTTAGAGATATATCGAACGGTTGTAGTTTAAGTTCAAGTTCAGTCGCTCAATACCATTTACATATTCTGGAACGTGAAGGGAAAATCTCCCGTAAAGCTAAAATTTCCAGGGGTATTGTATTAGTATGAACCGCCATTTGAGAGAGAAAATTGAGGTAAGGATGGATAAGGCATATTATCAAGACAACCACACCAAGCTGTTCAATAAGGACTGCCGGTCTATGGAGGAGCTGGGGGACGAGTCCATCCAAGTTGTCTGTTGCTCGCCCCCTTACTGGGGCTTGCGGCGTTACTCAGGGGAGCAGGAGTTGGTTTGGGGTTCTGATAACCATTGTGAGCATGAGTGGGGAGAAGTAGAAATGGTTACTACAAAAGGCGGTGGCAACAGAGGAGTTCCTGAAGAATGGCAACGACCATCCAGGGCACAAGCTGGTCAAGACTCGCACAGCCAATTCTGCTCTCTCTGTGGAGCATGGAAAGGCTCATTCGGCTTAGAGCCTACTCCTGAGATGTATATAGAGCATACCATTGAGATACTGAGGGAGATAAGAAAGGTATTGAGGAAGGATGGCGTGGTGTTTCTGAATCTTGGTGACTCATATTATGGTGGGGGCTTCGGTACTTCTCCCGGGGGAAACGAAGACTTTGCTGAACGCTATCCTAAGCAGGCAAGCAACAAGGGTAGTGCCGACCACGAAGATAGAAAACTACTAGGAAGTCTCAAGAAAGGACACTCAGTATTAAAAGCAAAGGATTTATGCCTCATTCCCTTTAGAGTAGCTATCGCAGCGCAGGAAGACGGATGGTGGGTGAGGTCAGTTATCATCTGGTCAAAGCCCAACCCGATGCCCGAGTCAGTAACCGATAGACCTACAGAGAGTCATGAGTATATCTTAATGCTGACAAAGTCGGGCGCTACTCAATACTGGACACACCGAGACCACGAAGGCACAAGAAAGCAACCAGAGCCTGACTATAGATGGATAAACCAGAAAACAAAAGAGGAAGTGTCTGTTAAGCCCGAAGGCTGGACACCTAAAAATAAGATGGGTTGGGGTAGAATAAACCTATGGCAAGGACACGACTACTACTGGGATGCGGAGGCGGTGAGAGAGCCTATCAACCCGAATAATACAGGTAAAGTAGCTGTTAGACCATCAGGTGACTCACGAACTAGAGATAAGGAACACTGGGGAGTGCCACACGAAAGAGAAATGGTCATCAGGGAGTACGAAGAAATAAAAGGTCGTAACATCCGTTCAGTATGGGAGTTTCCTACTCAGCCGTTTAGTGGTTTTGGCGAGCTTGACCATTTTGCAGTCTTCCCGGAGAAGCTACCAGAGATATGTATTAAGGCTGCTACTCCAGAGGTGGGATGCTGTAGTAAGTGCGGTGCTCCCTATGAACGCATCACACAAGAAACAGAGGAATACAGCCAGGCTAGAAAACATGGCGGTTCGAATAAGGCAAAGGATATTTTACTAGAGGGTAATAGAAAGGATGCTCCTGCCTTAACTCGCCAAACAGAAACTCTAGGCTGGCAACCCACCTGTGAATGTAATGCTGATAAAGTTCCATCGTTAGTTCTTGACCCATTTGGAGGAGCGGGAACTGTCGGCTGGGTGGCAAAGAAACTTAACCGCCGTGCAATTTTGTATGAGCTATCAGAGGAGTATTGCCAATTAAGTGTAGAGAGAATGAGGCAGCAGGTTTTATTATGAACCGCTTATCATAAATCTAAGATGAGGAGAAGGAAATAATCTAACTTGAGGGTGGGGTGAAAGCCTCTGGCAAAGAGAGGGTAGCCCTAGCCTTGAGGGGGTAGTGGGGTGGAAGTGATGAAGCAAGTAGGTGTCAATTGTATATTGACTAACCGCTTGTGGAGCCAAGCCCCACTACTCAAGGGGATAAGGGGGAAAATGATGCCCAGTTTATATGACTTGAAACCACAAGAGAAAGTATTTGCCTTATTAGAAGGCTCTGAAATGCAGAGCTTAGTACCAGAGAGGAATCGCGTTTGGTGGACTCTGCATTTCTATAGTTCCGAAAAAAGCCGTCTTGTTGCTGCCAAGAAAAGGAAGAGGCTCTCCCCAAATGCTATGTTTATGACATGGGAGTTTACCTTAGAAGATATTATCAAGCAAGGCAAATGGTTATTGGTTGAGCAATCCAACAAGATATTACTATCAGATAAGCTGAATATACTTAGGCAACTGACTAAGGGTAACTGAGAACAAAAGAGGTGGAGGATAGCTGGACTGCCCCACTACTCAAGGGAATAAAGGAGGAGAATTGAACGCTATATGTGAGAGGACAGATTGCAAGTATAGTGGAATAAACAACTCTCTACAAAATTTGAGGATTTGCAAGAGGCAAACTATCAAGATAAGCAAGCGAGGGTTTTGCCAGTCAAAGGAGAAGAAATGACTGAGCCAACAAAAGAACAGGTTAAGTGGTTTTGGGGGAAATGTCTGAACACAAGGGTGGAAATGAGAAAAGGCTTTTGGGATGAATGTGGTGATTTTATTGAGATGCAGGATAATCCCTATAGTCCACCCCACAAAACGAAAAGCCTGTGCTACCTCAAGGAAGATAGGGATTTTACTTACGATGAGAGGGCTACATACGAAGAAGAACTGGCTAGTGGTAAAATCAAGGGATTTCCTGACAGGGCACAGTGGTGGGAAGAAGTACCTGCAATTGACCTCAACAACCTCTTCAAGTATGCTGATGCACAATTGGACGAGGTTGGAGAACACTATATCATTCTACAGAAAAATTGGACTGACTCCTCTATTAAACATGCCACTATAGGCTTCACAAATATTAGCAAGTTCCCACATGAATTTGAGGGAGAAGATAAAAGCTACGCCTTAGCTCTCCTCTGGGCAATCCTCAAGATATTTAAGGAGAAGAGATGATGGGTAAGGAAGTAAGAAGACAAGCTGGTGATTTAATAAGTGACTGTGTAAATAGGGGAAGTTTTACCGATGAGGACATGGAGAAAATCCACCAACTCTACCAGAAGGAGTTTGAGAGGCTCATTGAGGAGATAAAAATAACTATTCTGCAAGAGCTACATCATAATCTTAGCTTTTTCTCTTGGTGGCAAGCTCTGAAAGAAAGATGGCTGAAGGAGGAGAAATGATTGAGCCAACAAAAGAACAGGCAGAGTGGCTTTGGGAGAAGTGTGGATTGCACCACTACCCTAATTGTGAGTGTATAAGGGGTAAGGATATTTGTTGGGGGGAAAGTGAGGAAACCTATGGGGAAAATGGTCATTGGCATTTTGTTTTGCCCCCTACAGACCTCAACAACCTCTTCAAGTATGAACCTCTTACTGCCATGGGCTATGTCATTAAGACTCACACCTACAAGAGAGAAGCTGCTGGCATTATGGCACAATGCTCTTGGGTAATCATTGAAAAGGACAGAGAGGTCATTGTCACTTGGACTGCTAAGGAACTGAAAGATGCTTTATTCTGGGCAATCTGTAAGATATTAAAGGAGGAGAAATGAACCAAGACATAGAGTCATTAAGACTGACCAAAGAGGAGCGGGATGAAATTTTCGATGCGTTGCCATCTACAGCAACAGCCGGGGATGAAAGGAAAGCTCTATGCGATGCCCAAATCAAGAAAGTCCTCGATAAAGGCTATGTCAAACTAGCTGATAATCAGGAGTTGCCTTGGAAATGCCAGCACTGCCCAACTGGAACAAATACTTTAGCTAGACGTGACTCAAAAGGTTATGTTTGGAAGAAGGTGAAAGATGAAAAGGATTAAAACACCTCCAGAGATAGAGGTTGGTTATAAAGGATTGCGGGAGTTTATCCGGGAGCAGTTTGGTGATGCTACACTTGATGGATATGAAAACAGCCTTAAAGATGCCCAACTCAAAGCAGCCCGAAAGGAAGTCAGGGAGTTTGTGGAGTGGGTAAAACCCCGCTTGCTCTTCACCAATGAAACGGAAGAGGACATTTATAAAGCCAAAGTAAAGGAGTTGCTGGATGAATAAGACACCACGTCTAAGCCCAACAGGAATTGAATATGGAGATTATGCTTGGAACTTCGCTAGTGGATGCGGAAACAATATTGACGGGAAGTGCAAGGCAGGAAACTTCAACTGCTGGGCTTATTCCATAGTGCAAAGATTCCCTGACCACTATCCGAATGGTTTCAACCCAACAGTCTATCCTGAAGCCTTGCTCTCACCATTATATCTAAAGAAACCAAGCCGAATACTATGTGCCTTTATGGGCGACTTATTCTGGGATTGCCCAGAGTTCAACCCTTATACTCAAAATATACGAGTGAATTATCCGTTTGGCGGGGTAACAACTGATAGCCTCAAAGGTCACCTTTATCGGGTAATAAGGGCACGACCTGAGCACACATTCCTTTTTCTTACTAAGCAACCGCAGAACCTACCTCAGTGGAGTCCGTTTCCTTCTAATGTTTGGCTTGGTGTCTCAGCTTGTAATGCCAGTGATGCAATAGAAGCGAACAAGTACATCGCTAAAATACAAGCTAAGGTCAAATACCTGTCGATTGAACCGATGCAGTATTGGCGTCTGTCGGCTGAAACGATACAGGGCATTATTAGCTATTATCATTGGGTCATTCTAGGCGCACAGACACGACCGTATCGACCTCCAGCAATTCAAGACATTCGGAAGATAGTTGAAGCCTGTGATAAGGCTGACGTGAAGGTGTTCCTGAAGAAAAACTTGTGGGAATGCCTATACACTGAGACTTGGGATGATGATGTATTTTGGTCTAATAATAAAGCCACATTAAGGCAGGAGATACCATGACCGCTCAGAAGTATCAGATAGAAAGGAGAAGGGGATGAGAAAGATAGATGATGTTGTTTTAGCAATCTTAAGTAGAGTTTCTATTGATGGGAATATCGTTACATTGAATTGTGGGCAGTTAAATAGGAAACAATATCTTGAAGTTAATGGGGTTTTAGAAGCAATGGGGGGCAAGTGGAATAGGAAAGCTAAGGGGCATATATTCCCAGATAACCCTAGTGCCAAATTAGAAGCTGTGCTTTTAACTGGAGAATATAATAAATCTGCTGATTATGGTTACTTCACCACGCCACTGGATTTAGCTGATAGGATGATTTCTTACGCTGAATTGACATCTGATATGGTGGTGTTAGAACCTTCAGCAGGGCAAGGTGCGATAGCTGAAAGGATAGCCAGAATCATTGGCTATGGTAATGTCCATTGTTTTGAGTTATTGCCTGACAATTGCGAAGCTTTAATGAAGCGTGGATTTATGAAAACTGAATGTTGCGATTTTCTTTCAGTAGAACCACAGCCATTATATGACCGTGTAATTATGAATCCGCCATTTACTAAACAACAAGATATAGAGCACGTAACTCACGCCTTGAAGTGTATTAAGCCTAGTGGGGGATTAGTTAGTATTATGGCTTCTGGCATTACTTTCAGGCAGAATAGGAAAACAACAGAATTTTTGGATTTGATAAGTGGTAGCAGGATAATCCCTAATCCCCCTGAATCATTCAAGTTATCAGGAACTTTAGTGAATACAGTGACTATTATCATTGGGGCAATGAAGTAGAGAGTGATATATGACTGCTCAAGTGGGGAGCCAAGCCCGACCACCAAAACTCTGTCAAAGTCCTCCTTTGCAGATTGTGTCTAAAGCATCACCTTTCAATTTGGTCATTATGGGTCTGTGCGATAATCCACTTGGGCGGTCAATAAGGAGTTTGATGTGACTGAAATAAAAGCACCAATGAAGTGGACGAGTTATCCTAGACCAAGAATATTTCTAGCTGGCAGCATTGAAATGGGAAAAGCCCAGAATTGGCAAGAACGTGTTGCAAAGTCATTGGTAAATTGTACGATACTAAATCCAAGGCGTGATGATTGGGATACCTCATGGACTCAGTCCATTGATAATCCTCAGTTTAGAGAACAGGTTGAGTGGGAATTACTAGCCCAAGAAGATGCTGACCTTGTCCTAATGAACTTCGACCCTGATACTAAATCGCCTATTACTCTTTTGGAACTGGGTTTATTCAAAGATAAGCCAATGATAGTCTGCTGCCCTACTGGGTACTGGCGTAAAGGTAATGTGGACATTGTTTGCCGTAGGTATAATATCAAAACTGTTAAAACAACTGACCACCTGATAGATATGGCTGTAGAGTATCTTAGAAATATGCCACATAAGGAACTAACCGCATGGGATGTGGTGGGCTAATAAATCCACTTGGGCGGTCAAATAAAGGGAGAGGATATGAGGATAAATAGAGTTCAATTTGTGTGGTGGTGGCAAACCCCTTGCTTAAAATGCTGGGCTTATCCTAGAGATTATAAAAGCTGTGCAGTGTGCAAGGGGAAGCCCATCTTCTGGGCACTGTATTTAGGCATTGTTGAGATTAGACTCTTCCCAATAAAGAGGAGATTGATTTCAAGCAGGAATACGATAAACTCAGGATAAAGGAGAGGCTGAGGCAGCAGGTTTTGTTATAACTTGACAAGTGCAAACGCTTCATCTACTATATACATAAGGTGAGCGTTATGGAGAAGATAAAGGTGCTGGCTGAGGTCAAGGTAAAAGAAGAAGCAACCCCGGAAGAGCTTTGTGCATTGAAAAAACTCTTGGAGAAGGCCGGTCTTATTGTTGAGGCTGATGGTAGAGAGTTGTTGATTTCGGTAGAGGACAGGGATGACTAGACGGTCAAAAAGTGATCCCCAGAGGATATCTGCCAGGGAGAGGCAAAGAGAGGCTCTTGAATTAAGGAAGCAAGGACTTCCCTTTGAGGCTATTGCTCAGAAGGTGGGATATCGGAGCCGTCAAGCAGCAGCCTATGGGGTAGAAGCTGCCCTGCGTAGAATAACACAGCGTCCAGCCCAAGAACTAAAGAAACTTGACATAGAAAGACTTGACATGCTATTTCTTTTCCTTATGAAAAGAATCAGGCGAGGTGACCCAAAAGCTATCATTGCAGCCCTCCGGATTATGGAGCGCCGAGCCAAACTCCTCGGACTAGATATGCCTACAGAGGAACATATCACAGGCAAGATACAACTTGAACCACTACCCGATTTATCTGGAAAAAGTGATGCCGAATTAAATGCCGCCTTGGCCGAAGTGGAGAGGATACTTGGTGTCAACCCTGAACCAATTGCATGAATATAGGGATACCATCCTTGATGAGAAGGGACGCAGGGACATAGTTTCCTGGGCTGAGAATAACTTCTTTGCCGAAGCCACAGTTGATAACCCCGAAATAGACAGAATCCACCTTCGCCCGCATCAGAAAGCCGTTCTTCGATATGCATTCCAAAGAGATGCAGGCAAGTTCCGTTTTAAGACCGTAATCTACAGTACCACAAAGAAAGGCGGTAAGACGGCTGTCGGTGGATTGGTAGGAAGATGGGCCGCTGAGTCTTGGGAAGACAATGGCGATGTCTACTTTGTAGGGAATGATGCAGACCAAGCAAAAGAAAAGGGCTATGCCGCCCTCAAGACCAGCATAGAACTTCACCCTGATTTCCGCCGAGACAAGCAAGAGCTACCAGGCAAGTGGCTCCTCAGAGATACCCGGGCCAGATATATCCCCAATGGTTCAAAGGTTCATGCTGTTGCTCTAGATTATAAAGGAGAGGCAGGTTCTAATCCAGTGATGACAGTCTGGACCGAGCTCTGGGGCTTCACTGACAAAGCAGCCAAGCGGTTCTGGGCTGAGATGGCGCCGGCGCCGACCAGGCCGAATTCTATCAGATTCATTGAGACGTATGCTGGGTTCGTGGGTGAGTCGGAGTTACTAGAAGGACTATACGAAAATGTCGTGGTGAATGGTAGACAGCTCCAAGTTCAGGATTTGATGAATGTCTTGGGTACCGACTATGAACATGGATGCTTTGTCGAAGCCCCGAATCCCGACTCCTTGATTCCCTGCTGGGTGAATGAGGAGGCAGGAATATTCGCCTACTGGGATTCTGGAGAATTAGCAAGAAGGATGCCCTGGCAGCAAGGGGAGCACGGTGCATCGTATTATAAATCGGAAGCCGCTACTCAGACTGAAGCACAGTTTCGGAGACTTCACTTGAATGAGTGGGTGAGCGCCGAATCGGAATTCATTCCAATTGAATTGTGGGACGCCTGCCTGAATCCACTTCCTCTAGTTGTCGGGGATAAGATGCCCTTAATCGTCGGACTGGATGCCGCGGTAACCGGTGATTGTTTTGGACTCGTGGTTGTCTCACGGGATCCTGCTGACCCCCAGAACAATGTGGCTATTAGATTAGCCAGAAAGTGGGCGCCCCCTGAGGGCGGCAAGATAGACTATGACCAAGCGGGGGATCTCCTGAGATGGCTCAAGGAGAACTTTAATGTTGTCCAGGTATGCTATGACCCCTATCAACTTGAATACTTTGTAAAGAAGTACCGGGAAGAGCTGGGGCTGTGGTTCGAAGACTTCAATCAGGGCAATAAAAGGCTCACCGCTGACAATGATTTATATCACATGATTATAGATAAACGTATCCGTCATGATGGCGACCCCGACCTCAGGAGCCACATCCAGAACTGCAATGCCAAGATACCGAAAGATGAGGACAACAAACTGAGACTCGTCAAGAAGTCGGAGAACAGGAAAATCGACTTGGCTGTGGCTTTGAGCATGGCTGCCGCGGAATGCTTGCGTTTGAATATCGGTTGACAGACCATTCCCTGCCTTTGATAGCAACTGGATGGCAAGCGTACAGCAGAAGTGGCTTGAGGTTTATAGGGATTTATATCGAAAGGAGAAAGATGGAATCTGAAACAACACCAGACAGGAATAGGAAGCAGGAGATAATGGATGCTCTCTCAATAATGGAGAGAGACAAAGGAGCACAAGAAGAACTGATTCATTGGCTTGATGAAGAGGGCTATTTCACGAGCCCAGCGAGTACGAAGTATCATAATGACTATTCTGGAGGATTGATGGATCATTCTTGGAACGTCCTTGAGTTGCTTGATTATTACAATGCCTCTTTAGGGCTTGCTGTTCCTTGGGAGACGGTCCGCATTACTGCCCTTCTCCATGATGTCTGTAAAGTGGGTCTCTATATCGGAGAGAATGGGAACTATAGTGTCAATAAGGCTCATCCGAAAGGGCATGGGGAATTGTCGCTGATGATAGTGAGGCAATTTTTCAAACTGACCGAACTCGAAGAGAAGATGATTCACTATCATATGGGACCCTATGGCTGCCATGAGTTCGATGAGAAGAACGGCGAATATCCTCTTCGTGGGGGTGGCTTGGCTAATGCTTGGTATCACTTCCCAGCGGTGAAAGTAATGTATTTCTGTGATGAATTGGCGTCTTTGAAGGAGATAGATGCAAAAACATCTTAAAGCCTGGAGGATAGGCTGTCAGGTTCTATATGGTCAGGAAGGTCTGGACTGGCAGTATTATGTGACGTGTGAAATCTATTGGCAGAAGTGGGGAGAGTTGAATAGAAACTAGGAGGAATCGTGAGTTTCAGAAGTCTATTGTATTCGTTAGCTAGAGGCATGGGGGATGTCAATGCGGTCAAGAAGGGGAAGGTTGGTCGGCGTGTAGCCAGAAGGGGAGC